GTTCCAGATATTGATTCTGCTGCCTTAATAGCTCCATTATAATATATTTATTTATATTTAAATTTAGCCATTCTTTAGGGGGTGGCTTTTTTTTTTATAGACAATACAAAATTTTTAGCGTTTGGTTATATATTAATATGCAGATAATACAAACAAGCGGAAATAAAACTTTTAAGGTAATTCCAAGAAAGTTTGTTAATACAATAGTTGTAACCCTTACAAGTGAAAGTACAGGGGTGTCAATAACTAGAAACCCAACAGCTTTTACAGATGGTAATTATATGACATTTACTGGGTCTTTTGGAACTTTAACAGAAGCAGACTTTTATACGCTTCAAATTAAAAGCGGAACTGATGTAATATACAAGGATAAAGTATTTTGCACTGATCAAGAAATTAATCAAACAGCTAATGACTATTACAGCATTAATAAAAATCAATTTGTTAGCGATGACAGCGCAAGCAATGAATATATTATAATATGAACGACTTAACAGTAGTAAATTTAAGCAATTACGCATCCCCTGAGATTGTAGAAAGCTCTAGTAAAGAATGGGTTTCCTTTGGATCTGATAACGATTATTTTTCTTATTTAATTCAAAGATATGAGGGCTCTCCAACTAATAACGCTATAATAAATTCTATTAGTTTGATGATTTATGGGCGTGGATTAGATGCTTTAAACTCAAGTAAAAAGCCTGAGCAATACGCTCAAATGATTTCTTTGTTTAAGACTGACATGGTGCGTAAGGTATCTCACGACCTTAAACTTTTAGGTCAGTGTGCTATGCAAGTTATTTACTCTAAAGACAGAAAAACTATTGCACAAGTAGAACACATAGCAGTAGAAAACTTAAGAGCTGAAAAATGTAATAATAAAGGAGAAATTGAAGCATACTACTATTCAGATAACTGGGCTAAAGTTAGAAACGTTAGTAATACAGTAAGAATTCCAGCTTTCGGCTTTAGTAAAGAAAACATAGAGATTGTATATGTTAAGCCTTACAGAGCTGGCTACAAATATTATTCTAGCGTCGACTATGCTGGATGTTTAGAATGGGCTGAGACAGAACAACTCGTATCTAATTTCCATCTTAATAATACAATGAACTCTTTTAGCCCAAATACGTTAATACAGTTTAACAATGGGACTCCAAATGCTGAGGAAAGGCAAATGCTAGAGAATAGAATAGCTGAAAAATTTACTGGCACTTCTGGAGCTAAGTTTGTACTTAGTTTCAATGATAATCCAGAGGCTGCTGCAACAGTAGACACTTTAGCAATTAGTGATGCTCATAATACCTACAATTTTGTAAGTGAAGAAGCTACTAGAAAAATAATGGTAGGTCATAGAGTTACATCTCCTATGCTTATGGGAATTGGAACACAAGGCACTTCGCTTGGATCAAATGCCGATGAATTAAAGACAGCTAGTTTATTATTTGATAATACTGTAATACAGCCCTTTCAAACGCTTTTAATAGATGCCTTTGATACTATACTAGCTTACAACCAGATCTCTCTTAAATTATACTTTAAAACGCTCCAGCCTTTACAGTTTAAAGACTTAGAGAACGTAATGGACAGCGAAACAATGGAAGAAGAAACTGGCGTTAAATTAAGCCAAGAACTTCGTGAAATTGATGGCAAACAAGCCTATGAGACAATAGAACAAGCAGAGGCTAAGGCTTTAGAGCAAGGATGTGAAGGCTATCATGAACATGAAGAAGATGGAAAGACCTGGTATATGCCATGTAAATCACACGAAAATGCAGAACTAACAGAAGATGAAACAGACAATGTTTTAGGCTCGTTAGCAGATACTGGAGTTGTAATGTCATCCGACTATGTTTATGTAGATGAAATAGATGCAGACAATGATTTAAGCAATGAAGACTGGGCTAACTATTTGATTGATGATAAAAAAGACACTTTATCTAAAGTAAAAAGTTTGCTAGGATTAAAAGATGAAATAACTTCTAAGAAAAAAGGGAGTTCTTTTAGCTATTTAGATTCTAAAAATGGATTATATAAAATTAGATACACTTACGCAATAGGCTCAAAAAAGCCTAGTAAAACTCAGAGGTCTTTTTGTAAAAACATGATGAACATGGCTAGGGCTGGTATTGTGTGGACTATTGAAGATATAGACAGAGCATCTCGCGAGGGAGTAAATAGAGAGTTTGGGCATAATGGTCAACCTTTTAATCTTTTCAAATTTAAGGGCGGAATATACTGCCGTCATTTATTCAAAAAAGTGCTTTATCGATTAGAAAGCAATACAGAGCCTTCAGAGAATTTAGGAAACTATAAAAAGACTAGAACGATTCCAAAGAGTTATATAAAAAACCCTGTAGGATCAAAACAAGCTGGAATTGCGCCAGAAAATATGCCTAATAGAGGCGCATACCCAAAATAAACTAATATATGGCTACAGCATTATTTATAACACAACAAGACTTAGTAAGAAACAGTATCATAGACGGGAACGTGGATTATGATAAGGTAATTCAATTTGTTAAAGTCGCTCAGATTATTGACGTCCAGAATCTGTTGGGTTCTGATTTATACAACAAAATTAGTGCGGATATTATATCAGGAGCTGCTGGCGGTGCTGGTTTAACTGGAAATTATTTAACACTAGTTACAGAATTTATTCAGCCAACATTAATTTGGTTCGCTCAGATGAATTACATCCCATTCTCGGCTTATTCTATTACAAACAAGGGAATCCTAAAAGGATCAAGCGAAACTGCTCAAAACGTAGATAAAAACGAAGTAGATTATTTAGTAAGTAAAGCCAGAGAATACGCTAATTACTATTCTACCAGGATGGTAGATTATTTATGTTTTAATAGCTCTTTGTTTCCTGAGTTTAATAGTAATACAGGTTCAGATATAAGTCCAGATACAAGTTCAACAGCTTTTAACGGATGGGTATTATAACGAAATATAAAGTAAAAGCCAAAAACATAAGACGATTAAAAAGTTACATACAGCTTAAAGAAAAAAAAGAAATTGAAATTAAAAAACTAAAAGAATGTCAAACCCAAAATTAGCATTAATACCAAGCGGATATAAAGGTAATACAGCTACACTTCCAAGTGTTTACTCTGTTTTGCCAAGTGATGGTAGTGGAGATTTTACATTTGATAGAGTTAATGGCTTGGCTACAAGAATAAATAAAGAGGGGCTTTTAGAAGAAGTAGCAAATGACACTCCAAGACTAGATTATTCAAACGGAACTTGTCCTGTTTTATTACTTGAGAAAGAAAAAACAAATTTAGTATCATATAGCGAAAGCCCTTCAAGAATTGAGTGGAGTAAATTCACAAATGGAACAACATCAGTAGTTGTTACAGCAAACCAAACAATTAGCCCAAGCGGAGAACTTAATGCTGATAAAATTGTTTACGGAAATGGAACTTCATTAGTCACTAAAAATACAACAGTTGTAAGCGGTCAAATTTACAATATATCTGTTTATTTAAAAGGAGAAAACGGGGGAGAGCAAATACAATTAGATTTTAAAAATTCTTCTTCTCAAGGAGTTTCTGGAACTCAATTTACTTTAACTAATAACTGGAAAAGATATAGTGTTTCATTAACATCAAATCAGACAGCTTTAGGGATACAATTTAGAGATGCTTCAACTACTGGACAAATATTTTACGCTTGGGGGGCTCAAATTGAATCAGGACACCTTACAAGCTATATTCCATCAACTGGAGGCGGAACAGTTACAAGGTTTGAAGAAGTTTGCGGAAATGCTGGAGATGCTAGTTTATTTAATAGCTATGAGGGAACTATGTTTGTTGATATACAAAAAGCATTTAAAGACACTAGTTTTGGTAGGATTTCAATATCTGATGGAAGCACTAATAACAGGATTGTAATTGGAAAACAAAACGACAACGCACAATTTAAGCTGTTTGTGACTACATCTGGAACTATAGTAGCTGACAAATTTACTAACACAGATTTTGACGTTCAAAATAAATTTGCTATAAGCTGGAAACTAAACGACTTTAAGTTTTATCAAAATGGTTCTTTAATACACTCTCATACGCTTGGGGCTATACCAATAGGGCTTTCTAAGTTTGCATTTAACGAAAATAATTTAGGTAGTCAAGACTTTTTTGGAGAAATAAACGGAGTGAGATATTACGATACAGTATTAACAGAAGCGGAAGCGAAACAACTAACGACAATATAATGGCATACGGAGAAATATATAAAACAACGTGGTGGGGTTTACCAGTTCAAAATGGTTGGGGTGGCATATACTATGATTTGGCATTTCCAAGCGTAGTCCCTGCTTTACTTACAACTTTACAAGCTAGAGCAACTTATTACGAAAACGCTGCTGGAACGACTACAATATTAACCGCCTTAGAAAACTGTGAATAATGAGTAATTTATTAGAAAAAGCGAGTATA